TTCCGTGCTTGTAGTCGTTCCAGATGCTGTCGATATGGGCGTTGTTTTTATCAGTTTTGAAGGTGTCGGGGAACAATCCTCTGATCGCCTCCCACGTAATCGATTGCATTTCGCGCGGCAGTATACCGCGCTCTTTGGCGGCTTGGCGATAGGCGTCGGCGTAGAGCGGATAGGTTCCGTTCACGCCGGTGGCGTTGGAGCCGCCGGCGCCGGGAACGCCCTTGCCGGCGTAGTTGCTGAAATTGTGCGCCACCTCAAGCGAATTGCCCGACAGCGCGCGCAGCAGGCCGGCGGCGACCGCATGGGTGTCGATGGTGACGTCGCCGTGCTGGGAGTTGGGATCGAGGATGTTATTGTAGAAATTGCGAACCTTGTGGCGCTCGCCCATCAGGCGGTTCATGAAGGTCGGATCGCCATTGCTCTCGATGGCCTGCACCGCCTTGCCGATTTCGCCCAGCGAACCCCAGCCCGCCCTCGATGGCGATCCGTCGGCGTTCCGGGCGACCTCGCCAAAATGACCTTCCGGCGTGGCGATCTTGTAGCCGGGATCGCCGTGGGTCTGATCGTGCATCCGGATCCACAGCGCCTTCATGACCGCGCGCTCGTCGCCGGGAATGTGCTTCATGTCGTCGATGTCGCCCAGCGACTTGCCCCTGATCGCCTGGAAGATTGGCTCGTTCTTCTCGGTGGCCAGCTTGTCCAGGCCGCGATAGGTGCCCTCCATTTCAGGCGAAAAGGTTTCACCATGATATGCGTTATTGCCGCGCCCCTTCATCGCATGCAGGACGCGCTCGGCCAGCGACACGTTCTGAAACCAGTCCTTCTGCGGCGACAGCGCGGCCAGCGCGCCGGCGGCGGACGCCTCCGAGACGCCGTATTTTTGCGCCCACTCCTTGGCCAGCTTGTTGGCGCCGTCGTACCACAATTTGGACCGCTGCCGGGTTTCGTTGGGCACCTGATCGTGCAGCCACAGCAGGTTGTCCTTGACGTGATTGATGAAATGCTCGGCCATATCCGGGTTCGACAGCTTCGCCGCCCTTTTCGAAACATTCGGGTAGTGCCGCAGGATATCGACGTTCTTGTCGAACAGCGCCGGCGTCGCCCGCAACGCAGCCATGTTGACGGTGCGCGGCCCTGGCCCCAGATCGAGCGGCTTGGCCCCGGTCGCCAGCCGGGTGTCGATGCGGGCCGGGTGATCGCCCGGCATGATGATCTGGGGAATCGGCGCCAGCGCAGCGCCGCCCTTGGCCATCGGCGCCCCGCCGCCGACGACATGCGGCAGCTTGTCATAAAGGCTCTTGGCCGTCAGGAGCGCAGAGTGGATCGCCTTACCGCCTCTCGATGCCATTAGTTCCGCGCTCCCTGCTTGCTGGGGGTCGAATTGTGCAGTCCTGGCCCGGATATTCGATGGGTCGAACATCACCACTGCGGGGCTTTTGTTTGAAATGCTCGCGCTGCGGCCTCCAGGCTGCAATGATCCGTATCGAGCATCGTATTTGACGCCGTCGTAGCCGTGTTCCTGGATGACGCGCTTGGCCTTTTGCGGGCTGACGGCGTCGATATGACCCTGAAGCGGCGGGGCGAATCGACGCCCCTGCTCATCAGAGTTCCAGTATGGCTTGCGGCCTGTTCCCTTCAGCAGCTTATCGAGAATGGCGTGATGCTCGCCGCCTTCGGGGATAAGCTGGGTGGCGTCGAGAATATTGCCGCGCACATGAACTGGCGTGACGTTGCCGCCAGGCCCTTCGGCGTAATGGGAGGCAAAATCCGGATTTTGCGCAAGGTGAACGCCTTCCAGGCCCATTTGCTCGCTGCGCGGAGCGCGCTTGGCGGCGAAAGCCGGCAGATCCTTAGTTGAGCCGTGAAACCACGTCTGCGACGGATCGAAGCCAAGGGCTTTCGCGCGCTCGTTCATTTCTTGGCCTTTGGCTTGGCGGCTGCAGGCTTGGGTTTCGGTTTGGCTTTAGCGACCGCGATAGCCGCCGCTTTCTTCACGCCCTCCAATTCCTTCTCATGCGCGTGGGTCTTTTCGGTGATCGCGTGATCGTGCTCCTGCTCGCGGCTCAGTATGGTGTGATCGTGATGGATCTCGGCGGCGGTGCGCTGGTCTTCGGCACGGGTGTCCATGACCTGCTTGGCCATATCGACGGCGCTCTGCCTCGCCTTGAGGCGCTGCTCGTCGTCGTGGTGCGAATCCTTCATCGACAGTTCGCCCAGCTTCAATTGGATTTCCTTGGCCCGCGTCTGGGCGTTCAGCAGGTCGGCCTGGGACTTGGCCTGCATGACGGATTGGTGAGTGTCGGCCTGCTGCGCATGCGCGTTGGCCTTGATGCGCTCCGATTCGGCGCGGTGCTGATCGACCGGCGTGTCCTGCTGGATCTGGCCGGTTTCGTCCATGCCCATGGTCTGGGCTTCCGCCATCAGGTTCATGGCGCGGGCGCCGGCCTCCTTGGCCCGCGCCTGGGCGGTGACCATCGCCGCCTGCGAGGTGAGGGTCTTCGCCGCCGTCTCAGCCTGCTGCTGGATGAGTTGCGGGGGAGGCGCGGCCTGGGCGCTCGGCGGCGCCATGAATTGCTGCGGATTGTTCCAGCCCAGCGCCTGCAGCGCCGCCGTATCGATGGCGATGGGGTCGTAGAGACTGGGGTTTTGCTGCTGCAACTGCTTGAGCGCCATGATCTTCATCACGCGCTGGCCATGGCTCGACGTATTCGGATCGGCCTGCGGGGTCAGGTCGGCCTGATCGAGCGCGGCGCGGAAGTTCTGCTCGTCCCACGGCGCGGACGGCTTCTTGTTGCGCTGCCAGAACGCCTTGGGGTTCTCCTTGAAGCAGCGTATCAGCAGGCGAAATTCCTGCGATTGCGCCGAGTGCATGCGCTTGTGGACGTTGTTCAGCACCTTCTGGGCCTGCTCGATCATCGCCAGGATGGTGCCGACGGGGATTTCGGCCTTGCCTTCGTTGGCCGGCAGTTCGGCGGTGCCGCCGCTGCGCTGGCCGGTCTGCACCATGTTATCGACCAGGGCCATCAGAGCTTGAGACGGCGGCTGGTAAGGAAGTGGCATAATCGCCTGATTGATGGGAAGACCGCCCGTCTTGACGAGGACGCCGCCGCCCGGCGGTACGCGGAAGATATTCGTGTTCTGTCTGGCTCCCGTATCAGCCATGAGAAAGCCGGGAAAGTTGTTAAACATTCCAGCGTCCAGCAACTCGCGCCAAGCAGCAGTAACAGCGTTGGTGGTATTGCCCAATATATGAAGGAGTCCGATATCGTAGAAGCCGAGGCCCGGTACGTAGGTATATTTGACGAATGTCTCTCTAGCTTCAGGAAGCTCCTTCGTGTCCTCATCGTAGTTTCTGACGACCGAGAGGATTTTGCGGCTGGAGAGGTCGATGGTGACCCGGTACGGGATCTCAAGGCCCGAAATCTTGCCTTTGTACTTGTGCTCGTAGCCTTTGAGATCGAGTTCGCAATAGCACTCGTAGATCTCGCGGTCACGGTCGTCGGGCCTCGTGGTGTTGGTCTGGATCCCTTGCTGGTTTTTAGCCGCCTCCTGCGCAGCGTCGAGCGTCTGCGGCTTGGGCGTATCGAGGTCGATGTCGCGATAGGCGCCGATTATCTGCATGCGCCTGACCGTCGAGGGCCGCATCATAGATCGATGGGTAACACGCTTGGCGTTGGCGAGGTCGGTGGCGGCGTCGTTGACGATGAGGTCGTTGGCGTCAACCGATTCAGAAACTGGCCGATTACGCAGCGGGCAGTTGTACACTTTCTTGAATGCCGTGCCGCCAAAGCCCAGCAGAAGGAACATCTTGTCGGTGTCGGGATAGTATTCGGTCGCAGTGACAGTGAGATAATGATTGAGGTCTTTTTCAAGGGCGGTCGCCAGTGCGTCACGAGGGAGATTGGAGTTGCTGCCGTCATCGCGGATCTTGATCGGCCCGTCGGTGGGCAGCATTTCGGAGCGGCAGTTGGCTTGAAAGCGGAGCACCGCCTCCTGCAGCAGCGGATGCCGCACTTTTGACATGCCGTCCACCGGGGCGCCGTCCGCCGCCGACTGCAAATTGGGGATCTCGATCTTGAGGCCGAGCAGCTTGATGCCCTGGGCGCGCTCTTCGATCCAGTCGTTGCGGCTGGTCAGATCCTCGTCGATCCCGCGCAGCAAATCGTCGGCAATGCCGCTCAGATCGTCTTCCGGAAGCTTTTCGGCCAGGTTGGCGAACCAGCCTGTGTTCTGCTCTGGCTTATCGACCAGCGATTTGCCATCAAGCGAGACAGTGACGCTGCCGTCGGCATGCTCGATCTTGATGACAGCGCCGGCGTCGTCCATTTCGGGGACGCCGGGAGGCTCGTGAACGTCATGCTGGATGGAGACGCCCGGAGAAATGGCCGGCGGGGCGCCGCCATTGGTCTGGCGGATGTTCAGGGGCAAGCCCGGCACCAATGGCATGGCGCATCCTCTCTGGAAAAGCAGAAGGGACTATAACGCCTATTTCAAATATCGCCAATGTCGGGCATCGGCGTCTTGTCATGGGCCTTTTGGAACCGTTTCATGCCCTCGCGGGCCGCTTCATCCTCATCGTTGGCGATGATGGTGTATTCGGCCTTGGCCGGCGGATCGCCGCCCTCGACATGGACGTCAAACAGGTGTGAGGGTCGCCCGCCAGGCAGCGGGTGATTATCGACAGTGGCCTTCATCATGAAACTCATTTTCGTAATCCTCGAAATGAGCGGCGCGCTCGTCGCGCCGCCCCTTGTTGTAGGAGAGGCGGCTGACAAGCAGCAGGATGAAAACCGAAATGGCGATATCGAGCGGCGTCATAGCCCCTTCAGTTCGTTGCGGAGGACGTAGCCCTCCAGCGGCCAGATCTTGCGGCGGGCGTCGTCGAAGGAGATCCGCCTGGCGATGGTTTCGTCAAAAGTGAGCGGAGAAGAGCAGCCGGCCTCGCCAATGACATGGTAGCCATTGGTCAGTTCGATGGCGCAGATCATGACGGTGGAGTCGGGAAATTGATAGTATTTCACCCGCACGATGCGCTTATCGATGATTTCGGGCGTAATTCGGGGTATGGTCTGCTCTTCGGCTGCTCTGCTCATGGTTTGTTCCTTGCCTTCGTCAAGCCAGATCCACTTGTTGGTGGCTGCGTGGTCATAGTGGTATTCGCCGGCGTGGCCGTCGTTGTTCGACGCCAGCAGCACTTTCACGTCCTTGTCCCAGGTCAGGCCCCGGTCATTCAGGGGACCGCCGACGCAAACGCCATTGAGGATTTTGCTCATTTCTTGCCCTCGTGGTGTAGCTCGACCCAGTTCCAGTGTCCGGTCCCGTCATTGCAGTATTCATTGCCGTCGGGGGCGCAGACGAAGCGCGATCCCGCCGTCAATGGCAGGCCTTTCCACGGGCCGTCGCGGCAGACGCCGGTCCATAGCTTGGTCGTCTTGATGGGTTCGGGCCTGAACGGGGTCACGGCACAACTCTCCAATCCTGGGCCAGCATGTCGGATTGGCTCGCCAGCCAACCCATCAGGATTTCGCCGGTCGCCGTCTTCATGATGAAGCAGGGCAGGACGGTAACTCTCCCATCGGGCTGGGTTTTGGCGTAATCGCGGGCGACCTTCGACCAAAGCTGCTCGTGGTAGACTACGCGCGGTCCCTCCACGCCCGACAGGGCGATCCACATATCCTTGCCGTTCCAGCCCTCGCGCTGGACTTTGCAGCCGGCCCGCATTTGCAGGATGGCCGTGCCAAAATCCATGCTGTAGGGATTGATGGACGTCATACGGTCGTTCTCAACTACGGTCATGGCGCAATGCTCCAGTCTCTGGCCAATACGTCAGCTTGGGAGATAGTCCAGATGGTCATTTCGCCGTTGGCCAGCGTCATGTAAAGACACGCCGGCGCGCCGTCGGGAAAGCGGGCCTCGACCCATCTGCCGCTCCACGCCTTGCGCTGAATGCGGTGGCCCTGCTCCAATTGGAGAAGCGCGGCGCCGAAATCCATGAAGCGGACCTGGTTGGGATGAATATTGGTCGCGGTGACGCCCTCATTGCCGCTGGCGATGTGAGTGAAGCCCTCGCCAAAGGCGGCGACGTGCTCAAGATCGGGCATTAAGAGAGGAGGAGCTTCCGCCAGCTTCCTTTGGAGGTCGCCGGTCGATGGCGACAGGTAAGAAGGAGGCCCGGCCAGCGGAATGCCCTGCATGCCGGGGTCTTGGGGGTCGAATACGTCGAAATCGCCGGGCCGGCGGTGCGATCCGGCCACGGAAGGGTGATGGTGGAGCACTTCAGCGCCCCCGGTGGGGTGCGTTTCGTCCAAAGCAGCCTGAATCGAGGGTTTGATGCGGCTCGACTTATGGACCTGGTGCTCATGTTCGGTCTTTTTAGTCATTTTTTGCTCTCGTGCATGTCGCGGTGGGGGTGTTTTTCGGTCTTTTCATCGTGTTTTTCGTGTTTTTCAGGGGTTTTTGGGGCTGGAATCGGCTTTTCCGGAGCCTTCTCCGTCACGGACGTGGGGTTATTGCGAAAAAACATGACTTTTCTCCCTTTTTCAGCCTGGATAGAGCGGCTCCAGCGGCCTGGTGCGGCCATACTGGACTTCCTCGTTCATTTCCGCCAACCTTTCGTCGGACCGGGTCAGCAATCCGCAGTCGCGCAGGTGGCGAATCGCCTGTGATGTGGTGTCGGTAAGATCGTCATGCAGCGCCTTGGGGAAGGAAGCCACTTGCCTGATCACCATTTCCGCCCATTCCTTGTCTGGAGCGTAGACCATGCCTTCCGCAAACAGCGGCTGAACACTGTACAGCCGAGCAAGTTTATCCTGGTTGCCTGGATTGATCAGGTGAACCGCCCATGGCTCATGTCCGTAAAGACGGCGCATCTCCTGCGCGACCGATATGCCGCTCGCCTTGGCCTCGACCAGCAGGCGGTCAACCTTCAACTTCTTGCAATGGAGGGCCACCTTGGCGACCAGGTCGGAAAGACTGAGGCGCTCGGTCCAGGCGTACATCAAAATGACGCGCGGCGCGGCGTCGAGGTGAGTGGAGGCGCCGCCTTCAGGCATTTCCTTCGGGTGACCGTAGCGATCCACCAGCCTGGTGGCCTGGTTGCGGGTGTCGCCTGAAAACACCCCCCACACCGTCATGGCGCTGGGGTCGTTCTCCTGCTTCAGGCCGTAGGCGGTGTCGATCGAGGCGA